GATAAATTAGTATTATGATTAAAGTTGAAAGTAAATTTAAAGATTTTGGTATTAATATACCTACTGAATTAAGTGAAATAACAAGTGAAGCACTTGAAGCTGTTCTTAGTAATGTAGTAGTTGCTAAACATTATTGTATTGTAGCTCTTTGCCAAAATGAAAGTTTATTTGGTGTTATTAATAATAAAGTATCTACTGTTGAGGTTATACCAATTATTGCTAAGATTAGTAAAGAAGATGCTGAACTTATTGGTATGAACAAAATGGATAAGATTATAATTGACCGTTCTACTCTTGAACGTGGTTATCATCTTTATCTTAAACATAATGTTCTTAGTCCTCAATTTATTAATAAGTTTATTACTAATGATACTGAATTAACTCGTTCTATTACTGTTGGTACTTTTGGACAAAAACAAGGATATAATAAAGGACAGAAAGTTTGGTTCTTAGAATTTAAAGTTATTGCTATTAATGATTTAAAAGCTGCTATTAATTCTGAATCTGGTAATTCTAATCCTTTTATTTATTCTACTAAAGATTAATTAGCTGCCATATTAAATTCTAAATATCGAACTCCTTTTAGAACTACTCATAGTATAACTTAAATTATAGGTACTTGTGTTCTTGTTTATAGTAGTAAACTAAAAGGAGTTCTTAAACTTTCAACTATGGGTTTTAAAACTAATTCTAATTTTAATATAGCTAATACTAGTTCACACGAAGAATTTGATGATAATTATATTCTTATCTATAAAGATATGAATAATATTCTAGATGATATTGGTTTACAAGGAGATGAAAGAATACTTTGTAAATCTATTATTGAGAATCTTGAAAAAGAAGCTAGTATTAATATACGAAAAGATAAATGTGTTGCTATTCCTCATATTGGTACTATTCAAAAGAATTGGTATCGTTCCAAACTTATTAGTCATTATAAAGATTTTAAAGAAGCTAGAAAAACTATGACTAGAGAAGAGTATAAAGAATATACTGCGAAAGTTATGGAAGAAGAAAAGCAAAAACATTATGAAGAAGAAGAAAAGATTACTAATGAACGTAAGTTTAAAAAGAAACTTCTTCCTAAATGGATTAAACTAAGTAAAAAACATGGTATTGCTTATGCTAATCTTTGGGTATATGCTATGAGTAAACTTGAAATTATTGAATTTGATGAAGAAGTAGAAGAAATATATGAACGGTTTGGAATTGGATTGGATGCTGACCATAGATGAAACTGGTATGCCAAAAGCTCCTACACTTAAACAACTTCTTGATAGAGATGTTAGTCTTCTTTATACTAGAGATAAATCTCCCAATAAAGATATGTATATTAAAGAAGTTGGTGTTATTTATTATCTTGGCGACCCTAAAGGTCCTTGTTTACAAGAAGGTCTTAGTGAAAAAGAAGCTCTTAAAAAGGCTATTGAAAACTTTGATTTACCTAAGAATTATCAACCTGATATTCTTGTTTGGAAATTAATTAAAAGATATTATAATCAAAAAGCTGGAGCTGGTATGGAAGCTGTTCTTAACATTAAACGTGGTATTCATAATGTTGCTTTAGCTGCTAACAAACTAAATGAGCTATTAAATGATAAGTTATCTGATGGTGCAAGTCTTGAAGATGTTCCTACTGTTATTGGATATATGAAACAGATTAATGACTTAGCTAATCAATTTCCAAATACGATTAAAGCTCTTAATATTGCTGAGGAAAATCTTCTATATGAACAAGAGAATACTGTTCGTAGAG